TCCCGTCCTGGCTCACCCTGACCGACGAAGGCGTCACCATCACCCTGCGTTACCCAACTGAACTTAACCATGTCAAAACCGACAAGGTGGTCATGCGCGCGCCGACCGTTCGCGATGTACGGGCAGCAGGCGCGGTCTCCGGCGGCGATGCTGAAAAGCGCGAATTGCAGCTGTTCTCCAGCCTGACCGAAATCCCGCCCGGCGATCTGGAGGGGCTTAAGGTGGTGGACTACAGCCGCGTGCAGGAAGGCTATTTTCGTCTGGTCGACGAAGGCGAACTGTAACCCCGCAACCCTGAAACAACTGGCCAAGCGCTTGGCGGCAGAAACGAGTTTTTCTGCCGCCGAGATCATGGCCATGCCGTTTTCGGAAATGGTCTGGTGGCTCACGGATTGAGCCGCCTGACGCGCAACCACAGGGCAGGGCGAACAGATGGCAAACAAACTCGCGCTCGGGCTGGTGATCGGCGGGGCGGTCAGTTCCTCCGTGGGCTCAGCGTTCAAGGACGTTGATAGCCGGATCAAGAAGCTGGAAGCGACCGGGGCCAAGGCCCGGGTCATGCAACGCCAGATCGGTGACACCATCCGCCTGCGCAACGAATGGAAAAAGGCCCACGACAGCGGTTCGGCCGGGGCATACGCGCTGCGGAACAAACTCAATGCCAATCTCGACAGTTTGCGCAAGCAGGGGATCGAGGTCGGGCGACTCGACCGGGCCTATCAAATGCTCGGCCGTACGGCGCGGCAGGCGGATCTGAAAGCCCAGGGCCATGCACAACTCAACGAAGGCCGGGCCAGTGTCAAAAGCACGGTTGGCCGGGCAGCGGTGGGGGCGGCAGCACTGGCGGTGCCGACCAAAGTCAGCGCCGATTACAACGCCATCATCCGCGACATCGCGATCAAGGCAGGCATCGCCAATGCCCCCGAAGAAAAGCAGATGTCGCGCACCATCATCGACACCTCACGTGACACCGGCATGGCCCGTAACGAGGTGGCCACCGTGGTCAACGAGCTGGTGGGTGCCGGTATGGACTTGGCCAAGGCCATGGAATACGCGCCGGTCGCGGCCAAGTTCGTGATCGGGCAGGGCTCGGATGGCGGCGAAACCGCGAAGATGATCAACGCCCTGGGGCAGAACGCCAACATCACCAGCGCCAAGGAAATGCAGCAAGCGCTTGAGGCCATCGCCTTCCAAGGGCAGGCGGGCAGTTTCGAGGCCAGCGACATGGCCAAGTGGTTCCCTGAGTTGCTGGCCAACATGGGGAATTTGCGGATCACTGGTATGGATGCCGTGACCCAACTGGGCGCAATGTTGCAAGTACAGATGAAGACCGCAGGTAGCTCCGATGAGGCGGCTAACAACCTCAAGAACTGGATGGGGAAAATTGGTTCTTCGCAAACTGTTGAGTCTTACGCCAAGGTAGGTATTGATTACCAAGGCTCACTGGAGTCTGGCATTCAGCAGGGCATGTCTACGCTGGAATCTAGCTTTGCCCTCGCACAAAAGTATATTCAGAAGACTGATCCAAAACGCGCCGCTGAAATGGCCGAAGCAACGGCAAAAATAAGCAAGGAGTCCAACCCGGAAAAAGCCAAGGCCATGATGGCTTCGCTTGAACAGGCACTGCGAACCGGCGATATTTTCGCGGACATGCAGGTCAAGGCCGCGCTCACGGCCTACATGCAGAACAAGGAACTGTACGGCCAGCTCAAGCGTGAATCCCGGGACGCCACCGGCATCCTCGACAAGAACTTGGCTGAGCGCCGCGAAACCTCGTCGCAAAAATGGAAGGAAATGGCCCAGTCGATGGACGACGCCATGCGCTCGGTGGGCGATGCGATCCGGCCGATCACCGACGGCGTGGCCGAAGGGCTGACCAGTGTGGCCAAGGGCATCACCTCGCTCAGCGACCGCACGCCCGGGTTGGCCATGGGGCTGACGGTGTTGGCCGGTGGAGCGCTGACCCTGCAAGGGCTGCTGGGCTCGTTCAAGATCGGCAAGGGCCTGTTCAACCTCGCACGCGGCGCCATGGGCGGACGGGATGCCAAGGGCGTGCAAAAGGTCTTTGTGACCAACGCCGGTGATGGTGACGACAAGGAAGGCGGCAAGGGCTCCAAGGTGTTGGCCCTCGCGGAAATCGGCCTGAAAGCCTTCGGTGGCAAAAAGGACGATGACGGCGACAGCGAGGAAGGCGGCGAGAGTAAAGGCTTTGACCCGATCGATACCGGGCTCAAGCTGCTGGATGTATTCCGCGAAGCGAAAAACGACGAAGACGGCGGCGAAGACTCGGGGCCGCAAAAGGTGTTTGTGGTCAACGCCGCCGCCATGGGTGGCGGTGGAGGCGGCGCCGGTGGTCGTGGCGGGCGACGTCGCGCGGGCAATCGCAACGGCCGCCGCCGTGCGGGTGGTGGTGGTGGTGGTGGTGGTGGTGGTGGTGGTGGGCCTCGGCCGCCGCGTCCGCCAGTGCCGCCCGTTCCACCTGTACCGCCGGGGCGGGCGGCGCGCGCCATGGGGTTGATTGGCAAAGCAGGTAAAGCGGTTCCTGGTGCTGCGCTGTTTGAAGGCGTCCTGCGTGCGGCCGACACCTACCAGAACGCCGAAACCAAGGACGAAAAGGCCGAAGGCTACGGCGCCGCTGCGGGCAACATGGCCGGTGCGCTGGCAGGGGCTGCGGCCGGTGCGGCCATCGGTTCTGTTGTGCCGATTTTGGGCACGGCGGTCGGTGGCTTGATCGGCGGCATCCTCGGCAGCATGGGCGGCGAATCCATCGGGGGCAGCCTCGGTAAATCGTGGTTCGGATCGGACGATGAAAAGCCCGCTGAACCGCCGAAGCCCGAAGCCAAAGCGGCAGGCGAGCCACTGGCTCCAGTGGTCAAGCCGGTGTCATATGACCCGACTGATCCGGACTCGAAAGACCCGTTCCTGTTGCCGCACTTTGCCAACAAACCGCGCTTCCCCGGGGCGGACCTGGTGCGCCCGGATTCGTTGCCGCCGCCGACAGCATCACCGGCGCCGGTGGTCAAACCGGTGTCGTATGACCCGGCTGATCCGGACTCGAAAAACCCGTTCCTGTTACCGCACTTTGCCAACAAGCCGCGCTTCCCGGGGGCGGACTTGGTACGGCCCAAGTCTTTACCGCCTGAGGGCTCACTCGGTGCCAGCGCATCACGCGAGCTGCCCGGTGCAGTAAACATGGGCGACGTGGTGCGCTCGTTCGCCAGCACCGCGCCTGCGGGGCCGCTGGCCATGCCGCCGAAGGTGGAGCCGGTGCTCAAGGTCGAGCCGCCGAAGATTGATCAGAAAATCGACGTCAGTGCGCCGCTGACCATTACGGTGCAGGGAGATGTGAAAGACCCGGCCGCACTGGCCCGCGAGCTACAGCCACACCTGCAGCGGCAGATCGAGCAAATCAACCAGCAGATGTCGAGCCGGAATCTGTACGACCAACCGCATCTTTAAACAGAAGGGGCAAGCCATGGCCTACATGGAACAACTGCAGTCGGGGTTGAAGTACCTGACTGCGGCCGGGGAAACCGGGCGTCGTAGCCTGGACGGCATGCTTGGGCCAGTGAACGGCGCCATTGGAGAAATCAGCGGCGCCGCCTCCGAACTGAGCGACTTGCCGTTCATTGGCCCTGCGGTCGGGGCCAAGGTGCAACGGCTGATGCGTGGGGTCAACGCCGCGCAGGCCAAGGTCGGCGCGGTGGTGGCCACCTACAACAAAGCCACCCGGGCGGCCTCGCAAATTGAGGAACGCCTCGGCGTGCTGAAAGAGCAGGCGGGCAAGGCCGCGACTGCGATCAACAAAATCGCAGGCAAAGTCAGCCCGTCACTGGCCAACATCGTGCCCACCGGCGCGCTGGGCGCAGACGCGACCCCGGCCGCCGAGGCGGTGAAGCCATTCCCGCACCTGCTGATCATGCAACCGCTCAAGCCCGGATCGACACCGTTCTACTTCAACCTGGACACCGCCGCCTTCGACGAACTCAAGCGCTCCAGCGAATACCGCTGGGCTTCACAAGAGCGCCTGAACCGTCGCCCGGCGCAGCAAGCCGTGGGCATGGGCGAAGAACGCATCACCCTCACGGGTGCGATTTTTGGCGGGTTCAAAGGCGGCATCAAACAACTCGACACCCTGCGCAGCATCGGCGCCCAACTTCAACCGCTGGGCCTGACCACCGGCTACGGCGACGTGCTGGGCAACTGGTGTTTGAAAAACATCGAAGAAGAACAAAGCGCCCTGCTGCAAGGCGGCATCCCGCGTAAACAGGGCTTTACCTTGGAGTTTGTGCGCTATGGCGACGACCTGCAGAACGGCTAGCGGCGACGTACTCGACACCATTTGCCAGAACTACTACGGCCACCTCAATGGCACGGTAGAAGCCGTGCTCGATGCCAACCAAGGGCTGGCCGAACAGGTTCAGCCGTTCAAGGCTGGGCTAGTGATTCACCTGCCGGATTTGCCCGCGCCGAGTGATGAAGTGGTGATGCTCTGGAATTAACCGCGTTTCGTTACGCGTAACGCTCAACCACTCGGCCCGCCATCGCGCGGGCTTTCTATTGTTCGGAATTCACCTAATGACCCCGACCTTTCGCATCGTCGCAGACGGCGCCGACATCACCGCGCTGATAAACGACCGCCTTCTGTTGCTGCGCACCACTGATAAACCCGGGATGGAGTCCGACGACTTTGAACTTCGCATCGATGACCGTGATAGCGCCGTGTCATTGCCAAGTCGTGGAGCGAGTATCGAAGTATTCCTCGGCTACAGCGGCACCGCATTAACCCGCCTCGGACGCTACACCGTGGACGAGGTCGAGTTGTCCGGCCCGCCCGATACGCTGGTGATCCGGGGCAAAGCCAGCGACATGCGTGGCAGCGGCAAGACCACGCGCAGCGGCAGTTGGGAAGGGGTGAGTCTGGCCAGCATCGTCAAGGACGTGGCGGCACGCAACGGCTGGTCGCCGGTGTGCCCGGTCGACACGGTAGTGCCGCGTGCTGACCAGCTCGGCGAATCCGACTTCAACTTCATCACCCGACTCTCCAAGCAGTTCGACTGCACCGCAAAAGTGGCGGACGGCAAGCTGCTGGTGATGCAGCGCCAAGGCGGTCAGAGTGCGACCGGCAAAGCCTTGGGCACCATCACCCTGACACGTAGCGACGTCAGCCGGTGGCAGTTCCGGCTGGGTGATCGCAGCGCCCATAAGGCGGTCAGCACCAAGCATCAGGACAAGAAAACCGGCAAGTTGGCCATCGTCACCTTGGACAACGACGAAGCCCCGGACGGTCTACCGCCCGTTCACACAGACCGCCACATTTACCCCAACAAATCCGCCGCCGAGCAGGCCGCCAAAGCGCGGCTGGCCGCGTTCAACCGCTCGACCGCCGCAGTACGTCTGGAAATGCCCGGTCGTACTGACCTGTTTGCTGAACGCACCATCAATGCCCAAGGCTTCAAGGTCGGGCTCGATGGCGAGTACCTGGTGGACTCGGTGGAGCAGGTGTTCACCCAAAGCGGCTGGAGCACCACTGTCGAATGCAATGGCGGCAAGAAAGGCAAAGCCAAGGCCAAAGGCAAGAAGCCCAAAGCCCCGTTAAAAGTCGTGCAACTACAAGCTGATTAATCCCACACCAACCCGCCTTGTGCGGGTTTTTCATTAGGGCGTACCTATGTCGATCACCCAGCAGCAACTCCTGCAGATCCTCCCCAACGCTGGCCAATCATCCGGTGTTTTTGTACCGGTCCTGAACACTGCGATGGTTCGCTTCCAGATCATCGGGACGAAGCGCGTCGCAGCCTTCATCGCCCAGATCGGCCACGAGTCCGGCCAGTTTCGCTACGTGCGCGAATTGGGCAGCGATCAGTACCTGAGCAAATACGACACCGGCTCACTCGCCAAGCGCTTGGGCAACACGCCTGAGGCGGACGGCGACGGACAGAAGTATCGCGGCCGTGGCCTGATCCAAATCACCGGCCGCGCCAACTACACCACATGTGGCGAAGCGCTGGCCCTTGATCTGGTCAACCATCCAGAGCTGCTGGAAAAGCCGCAGCATGCCTGCATGTCAGCAGCGTGGTTTTGGGCGAGCAGAGGGCTCAACACCTTGGCCGATGCGGGTCAGTTCGACACCATTACCCGGCGCATCAACGGCGGTCACAACGGTGCGGCGGAACGTCAGGCGCTGTACGTGCGGGCTTTAAAGGTGTTGGCGTGACTCCGTGGCGCTGGGTTGGCCTTGTCGCAGTGGTGGCCATTGCTTGTTTTTCCACATGGAAAGTGGACGCTTGGCGTTACGGCAAACAGCTCGCCGATCTGAATGCGGCGCATCGATTGGCGCTCGCAGATATAGCAACTGCTGCCACCGAGGCGAGCGAGAAAGCCCGGCAGGATGAATGGAACCGACAACGAACTATTGACCAGGTGCGCGCTGATGCAATTCACCAAAAACAGAAAGACGATGCTCTTGCTGCTGAGCAGCGCGCTGACAATGACAGCCTGCGCGACCAAACCCGTCAGCTACTTGCCGACAAGTCCGTCCTCAATGCCCGCCTTGCCCAGCGAGGCAAGACAATCAACGACCTTGTCGATCTGCTCGCCGAGCTGCGATCAGAAGCTGATGGATATGCGGGAGAATTGGCGGCAGCGCTTGCAGCAAGTCGTCGGGCCGGATTTTCCTGCGAGCGATCCTACGATGCCCTGACTGCATACTCCCGCTGAACGGGCCTTTATTCGACAGTGGTTACCTGATACAAATGCTGTTTATTTATACAGTTTAAATATG